TTGCAGAAAACAATAAACCTAGATTACTTTATTATTTTAAAAGAAGAGGTTATAGAGGTTTTTCAATGAACCGACCTGATAAAGTTTGGAATAAATTATCAGTAGCAGAGAAAGAAGTTGGTGGTATACCTAATTCAAGTGAGGATATAAAACAAGCACACGCTGCCGCTATTGAAATGTATATACAAGATCATGTTGGTATACGTAATGATGGTTCTCATGGTAGTTTGTACTTTAATGAAACATTAAATGACTGGGCTAAGTTTGATATAAATAATAGAACAAAGCATGATGCGTCTATAAGTAGTGGACTAGCAATTATGGCTTGTAATAGACATTTATATAATCCAAGTGCTGATAAAACAAAAACAAAACTAAATTTAAAGATAGCTAAATATAAACAAGAAGGAACGCTATCAAAATTAATAACAGAATAATATGGCTGAATCAATAACAAAAGATCATTTTCCTAGTCAAGTAGCTAGCGATATGGAAAAAATGAGTCCAGAGTACGGACTCAAAGTGGCTAAAGCTATAGAAGATGAGTGGTTTAAAAGAGATGGTGTTACTTATAGATTTGCTAGTAATCAAGATACTTTTAATAAATTAAGATTATATGCTCGTGGAGAACAGTCTGTACAAAAATATAAAGATGAATTATCTATTAATGGTGATTTATCTTATCTTAATTTAGATTGGAAACCAGTACCTATTATACCTAAATTTGTTGATATAGTTGTAAATGGTATCGCAGAAAGAGTTTATGATATAAAAGCATACTCACAAGATCCTTTTGGTGTTAGTAAAAGAACAGCTTACATGGAGGGTTTGTTAATGGACATGAAGAACAAAGAGCTTAATGAGTATACTAAATCAGCTTTTGGTGTTGAAATAATTAATACTCCTGAAGAACAATTACCTGATACTAGAGAAGAACTAGAGCTACACATGCAGCTTAATTATAAACAAGCTGTTGAAATAGCTGAAGAACAAGCTATTGCTACTATTTTAAATGGTAATAGATATGAGCTTACAAGAAAAAGATTTTATCAAGACTTAACAGTATTAGGTATTGGTGCTGTTAAAAATACATTTACTACATCAGAAGGTGTTAAAGTAGATTATGTTGATCCTGCTAATTTAGTTTATTCATATACAGAAGATCCATACTTTGATGATGTTTATTATATAGGTGAAGTAAAAACAATACCTGTAAACGAATTAGTAAAACAATTTCCTAACATATCACAAAATGAATTAGAAGAGATAGTAGGAAATCAAAGTTTAAGAAAAACCGGTTATTATACTTCTTCTCAGAATTTTGATGAAATAGATAAAAACATGGTGCAAGTTTTATATTTTAATTATAAGACATATGCAAAAGAAATTTATAAAGTAAAAGAAACCGCAAGTGGTGCTGCTAAAATTATCGTTAAAGACGAAAGCTTTGACCCTGTTTTAGATGCTGAATTAGAAGCGAGATTTGGTAAACTAGAAAAACAAATTGAAGTTTTATATGAAGGAGCTTTAATATTAGGTGGTGATAAATTACTAAAATGGGAGTTAGCTAAGAATATGCTAAGACCTAAAAGCGATTATACTAAAGTTAAAATGAACTATAATATAGTTGCTCCAAGAATGTATAAAGGAAAAATTGAATCATTAGTTGGTAGAATAACAGGTTTTGCTGACATGATACAAATAACACATTTAAAACTACAGCAAGTTCTTTCGCGAATGGTACCTGACGGCATATATATGGATGCTGATGGCCTTGCTGAAATAGATCTTGGTAATGGTACTAACTATAATCCTCAGGAAGCTTTGAACATGTTTTTCCAAACAGGTTCGATTATAGGTAGATCATTAACGTCTGAGGGAGATATGAATCCAGGAAAAATTCCTATTCAGGAAATTCAATCTGGTGCCGGTGGTCAAAAATTACAATCACTAATTCAAACTTACAATTATTATCTTCAAATGATAAGAGACGTGACCGGATTAAATGAAGCAAGGGATGCTAGCACGCCTGACGCGAAGTCACTTGTTGGTGTACAAAAAATTGCAGCTGCTAATAGTAATACAGCTACAAGACATATACTACAAGCTGGTTTGTTTTTAACAGCTGAAACAGCTGAAGGTATATCATTAAGAATATCTGATATTATAGAATATTCACCAACTAAAGATGCGTTTATACAAGCTATAGGTTCTCATAATGTAGCAACGTTAGAGGAAATGGCTAATTTACATCTACATGATTTTGGTATATTTATTGAATTAGAGCCAGATGAAGAAGAAAAACAATTGTTAGAAAACAATATACAAATGGCTTTAACTCAACAAAGTATAGAGTTAGAAGATGCTGTAGATCTTAGAATGGTTAAAAATGTTAAACTTGCTAATCAATTATTAAAAATAAGACGTAAGAAGAAACAAGAGAAAGATCAGGAGATACAGAAACAAAATATTGAAGCACAAGCTAAGGCTAATGCTGAAGCACAACAAGTTGCAGCACAAGCTGAAGTTGAGAAAAACGCTGCTATTGTTCAACAACAATTACAGTTAGAACAAGGTAAACATTCGCTTGATCAACAAAAAATGATGCAAGAAGCTCAACTTAAAAAAGCGTTAATGCAATTTGAGTTTGAATTAAATATGCAATTAAAGCAAGCTGAGACAAGTGAAATAGATAAAAAAGAAAAATATAAAGAAGATAGAAAAGACGAGAGGACTAGAATACAGGCTTCTCAACAATCTGAGTTAATAGATCAGAGAAATACAGGTAAACCACCTAAAAAGTTTGAGTCTACAGGTAATGATAACTTAGGCACAGGTTTTGACTTAGGTCAGTTTATACCTAGATAAATTTGTTTAATTATATAATATTATATTATGGCTAATAAAAAAGATGAAAAAGTAGTCGAAGAAGTTCAGGCTACTGATACTAAAGAAGTAAAAGAAGAGGTTGTAGAAAAAGAAGGCGGTGACATGAAAGTCACTGAAAAAGCTAAAAAAGCTACTAAACCTAAAAAACTAGTACAACAAGAACCTACTGTAACAAAAGTAGATTTAAGTGAGAAAAAAGAAGAGCAACCTAAAGATGATAACGTTGCTAAAGTTGATTTAAGTAAAAAAGAGGAAGAAGAACCAAAACAAGAGGTTGTTGAAGAGATAAAAGAAGAACAACCAAAAGAAGAGGTTAAAGAAGAAGCACCAGTTGTTGAAGAAATAACTGATGAAGTTGTTGAGGAAAAAGTCGAAGAGGTAAAAGAAGAGATTGAAGAAGCTGTGACTGAAGCTCAAGAAACTGGAGAACCTTTACCGGAAAATATTCAAAAAGTTGTAGACTTTATGAATGACACTGGTGGAAGTCTTGAAGAGTATGTTAAATTAAATCAAGACTATAGTAGTTACGATGAAAATCAACTATTAAGAGAATATTATAAACAAACTAAACCACATCTTACTGATGATGAAATTAGTTTTGTAATGGAAGATCGTTTTGCTTATGACGAAGAAGTCGATGAGGAAAAAGATGTTCGTAGAAAAAAATTAGCATTAAAAGAGCAAGTTGCTGATGCTAAAAGCCATTTGGAAGGCTTAAAATCCAAATACTATGCGGAAATCAAAAGTGGTGTTAAGTTAACACCTGACCAACAAAAAGCTGTTGATTTTTTTAATAGATACAATGAAGAGCAGAAAGGTGCTCAACAGAAAACGGATGTTTTTAACAAAAAAACTAATGAAGTTTTCAACAAGGAATTCAAAGGTTTTGAATACAAGATTGGTGAAAAAAGATTTAGGTTTAATGTTAAAGATGTAAATAAAGTTAAAGACAACCAAAGCAATATCAATAATTTTGTTAAACCATTTTTAAATGATAAAAACGAAATGGATAAAGCTAGGGATTATCATAAATCTTTATTTACTGCTATGAACGCTGATGCGGTAGCAAATCATTTTTATCAACAAGGTAAAGCAGACGCTATGAAAGAAAGTGTTGCTAAGGCGAAAAACGTAAGTATGGACCCAAGACAACAATTTACTGGACAAGTTGAAGCTGGAGGTTTGAAGGTAAGAGCGATTTCTGGAGATGATGCCAATAAGCTTAGAGTTAAAATTAGAAAATAAAGTTAAACATTAAAAATTAAAAATTATGCCTTTTGCAAGTTCAGGCGCTTATTTAGCGCATTTAACTCCGCGTCCTAGCCAAGATGTATACAATGATAACTATTTATCATTTGATAGCGCATCTGGTGGCGGAACATTCGCACAGCAGTTTTTACCAGAAATCTACGAAAAAGAAGTAGAAAGATACGGAAAGAGAACTATCTCTGGTTTCTTAAAAATGGTAGGAGCTGAAATGCCAATGGCTTCAGATCAAGTAATTTGGTCAGAGCAAGGAAGACTACACGTCGCGTATGATGACGCTGTAGCTGGAGAATCATGTAATATCAATAATGCTGGAAATAACACAATAAACATTCCAACAGAAGCTGATGGAACTAGCTTAATTAAAAACCACGATACTATCGTAGTTTCTAATGGAGATGGATCTAAAGTTCTTAAATGTTTAGTAGTTAATAACGGTGGTACTGGTACTATTCAGGTTGCTCCTTATACACAAAGAAGACTAAACAGTACAGATGACACATCAAACGAAAATGGTGCTGTTAACTTTGACAATGATGAAGATGTAAAAATCTTTGTTTATGGTACTGAATATATCAAAGGATCTTCGAACCTATCTGGTTCTTTAGATTCTAGATTCACTCAATTCTCTAACAGACCTGCTATCATGAGAGATAGATACAGAATCTCTGGTTCTGATACTGCTCAAATTGGTTGGGTTGAAGTTACAACTGAGAATGGTGCTTCTGGATACCTATGGTATTTAAAGTCTGAGCATGAAGCAAGATTAAGATTTGAGGATCAAATGGAAATGGTAATGATTGAAGGTGAGCAAGTAAATATGCCTACTGGTCATACATTCCAAGGAACTAGCAACTTTGCAGTTTCTGGTACTCAAGGATTATTCTCTGCTCTAGATGCTAGAGGTTTAGTATGGACAGGTACAGATTTTGATGTAATTGGTGGTTATGCTGCTCCTACATCTCCTGCGACTGGTGTTGCTTATAACGCACAAGCTGGTCTTACTGAGTTTGATACTATTCTTCAAGAATTAGATAAGCAAGGTGCTATCGAAGAAAACATGATGTTCTTAAATAGAGCTACGTCTCTAGAGATTGATAACATGTTAGCTTCTGTAAACTCTGCTTTTGCTGGTGGTGCTTCTTATGGAGTATTCAACAATGCTGAAGATATGGCACTTAATTTAGGTTTCTCTGGTTTCAGAAGAGGTTCTTATGACTTCTATAAAACTGACTGGAAATACTTAAATGACTCTGTAACAAGAGGATTAATGAGTGACGTAGAAGGAGTTATTGTTCCTGCTGGAACATCAACTGTTTATGATGAAAATCTTGGTAAAAATATATCTAGACCGTTCTTACACGTTAGATATAGAGCTTCTGAAGCTGATGACAGAAAATTCAAGTCTTGGATTACTGGATCAGTAGGTGGTAGCTATACAAGTGACGCTGATGAGATGGTTGTTAACTTCCTATCAGAAAGATGTTTATGTGTTCAAGCTGCGAATAACTTCGTATTATTGAAGCAATAATATCACATTATTAAAAGAGTTAGGCGCTTCGGCGCCTAGCCCTTTTATTTTATAAACTTTTTAATTATATTATATCATGGAAAAAATATATCTACTAAAGGGCCAAAATCAACCGCCCGTAGTAACAATACAAGCAAAGCATACAAGAAGAAAACCTTTGTTATGGTTCGATAAAGATAGAGGACATCAAAGAGAACTTAGATATGCAACAAATCAAAAATCACCTTTTGTTGATGAACAAACGGGTGTTTGTACGATGGGTCATATAGGCTTTAGAAAAGGAAGATTAGTTGTTCCTGCCTCAAAACCAAATCTACAAAAATTTCTAGAACATCATCCAAAAAATGGAACGTTATTCTACGAATACAAACCAGTTCAAATAGCTCAAGATCAAACAGATGCTATTGAATTAGAATTTAACGCTTTAAGTTTAGCTAAATCATTAGAAGTAGATGAACTAGAAGCGATAATGAGAGTTGAGTTAGGTAGTAAAGTAAAGAAAATGTCAAGCAAGGAAATAAAAAGAGATGCTTTGATGTTTGCTAAAAGAAAACCTGCAGCTTTCATAGCTTTAGCTGGAGATGACAATGTTCAACTTAGAAACGTTGGTATTAAAGCAGTAGAAGCTGATATTATAAAACTATCTAATGATAATAGAAAATTCACATGGGCAAGTAATGGTAGAAAACTATTTACAGTACCATTTGAAGAACATCCATATTCAGCATTAGCTGCTTGGTTAAAAACTGATGAAGGATTAGAAGTTCTTAAAACATTAGAAAAAAGATTAAAATAATTAATCACTTTATAGGGTAGTCATCTCTATGAGGTGACTACTACTATAAAAAATAAGAATATGGTAAATATAAACACAGTATATCAAAGAGTTTTAGCTATAGCTAATAAAGAGCAACGAGGTTATATTACGCCTCAGGAGTTTAATTTATTTGCCAATCAAGCTCAATTAGATATATTTGAGCAATACTTTTATGATTTAAATCAATTTCAGTTAGTGCCAGGAAATGATACTACATATTCTGATATGATAGATCTATTGAATGAGAAGATTGATATATTTGAAAGATTTAGACAACCTATAGCAAACTTAACCGGCGCAGGTGTTGGTACTTGGAATGCATATTATAGAATGGGTGAGCTATATTACAAATATAACGGTCAGTATATTGAAATAGAAAAAATAGATCAAAACCAAATACATCATATACAAAATTCTCCATTAATAGCACCTACCGAAACACGTCCGTGTTATGTACAATTAACAGAACTTACTTTTCAAATTTATCCGGTAACTATAAACGATGCTGATGAAGCAAATGTAGTTTGTAACTATGTTGTTGCACCAGCTGATGTTAACTGGGGTTATGTTATAAATAGTGCTAATGGATCAGCGTTATACAACGCAAGTACTTCTGTAAACTTTGAACTACATGCTTCAGAAGAAACAGAATTAGTTATAAAAATATTAGAGTTAGCTGGTATACAGATTAAAGATCCACAAATATATCAAATAGCTGCTCAAGAAGAAGCGCAAAACGTACAACAAGAAAAATAATAAGATATGCCATTATTCACAGGAACAGAACAACAATACTACACTAATACACTTACATATAATGGAGATGGTAGTGATACAACATTTGATTTAAACACTGATATTAATGGAGCAGGTTTTGATCCATTACCAGCAAGCGCAAATGATATTCAGGTATTTTTCAACGGTGTAGAACAAAGCTCTTCATTATATGACGCAACGCCTTACAATGCTACTACAGGTATTTTAACATTTGACTCTGCACCAGCTAATGGTGTTGTTATAACTATAA